AATACGAAGGCGAGACCCCAAGCTTCTTGGTTGGCAAGCCCAGCTTTTCGCATTCAGAAATTTTAGAAATCCTGTCCAACGAAAACTGGACTGCTCCAATGGAGGAAGTGTAAACCTATAAAAACTTCCAAAAAATACTTTGGTTAAATGATCTTAAGGATTGAGGCCGCACTCTGTGAGCCTCCGTCCTCAATCTCTGCCTTTCGGGACACAACGCTTTACGCAACCGTATTCCGTCAGCTTGATGTTTTGCTTGAATGCGAGGAGGGTACTAGGTCCTCATATTGGCACTGGTTAAAGGAAAATGGCGCCCATGATTTTGTACGGGGTTTAATATTTCCACACGAAGAAGTTCACACACCAAAGCTTGGAGTTCGAGATGCTAATATTAGAGTTGACCGATTAACTGCTGAGTCACTTCCTTTTGTGACAGAATCAATCCGAAGTCTTACAGCGGGGTGGTATTTATAACCACCCAGGATCCTGATCCGAGATGGATATATAATTTATTCGTATCAGTACCGAGAGCTAAAGAACCGACAGGGTCTGAATCTCTAGCGGATATTTTACTTTCGGTATCTATAATTTTTACAAGCCCGCGAATAGAATTTACCGCCGACCCGATAGAGCTTGCTAAATTACTCAAAGGACACCCCCAGACTATTCTCTACATCTGACGCCGAATATCTAATGACGCGCGCGTTTATCTCTCTCCTCTCCCACCCATACTGTTTCGCCCAACGCCTAACAGTTCCGGCCGAAACATCCATGCGCTCCCTGATTTGTCTTGGAGATAGGTATCGATTTTCTCTTGCACCCATAACCGATTAGTAACGCTCATTTGCGTTCGTTGCGACCGGTTGTAAAATCGAGCAACCGATTGAGAAACAGCTAGATATACGCGATCATGCATCTTACGGGAAGCGCAGGCTTTTCTATTTTAACCCAGATTAATCTAACCCAAAAATACATACAAAACTATGTCTAATATTCTATCACAAATCGGTAGTGCAGTAAAAACCAAGATCGACGGAGTTAATTCCGCAATCTCGGATGAAGAAACAGCTCGTATAGCCGCTGACAGCACTCTTACTACTAACCTTGCAGCCGAAGCATCAACCGCTAGAGCCGCTGAAGCAGCTAACGCAACAGCTATAAGCGACGAAGAAACTCGTGCAACTGCTGCTGAAGGTGTGTTGACCACCAATCTCAACACTGAGATTTCTGATCGTACCACCGCAGTTTCCAACGAAGCATCCGCTCGTGCATCTGCTGACACCACTCTTCAAAGCAACATTGACGCTGAAGCTACCACCGCTAGAGCTGCAGAATCTGCTAATGCTACTGCTATCTCTGACGAAGAAACCGCTCGTATCGCTGCTGTTTCTTCCGAGGCAAGCACCCGCGCATCCGCTGACACCGCTCTTCAAGGTGAAATCGACGCTGAGGAAACTCGTGCAATTGCTGCTGAAGGAGTTCTTACCTCTAACCTCGCACAAGAAGTTACCGATCGCCAAGCTGCAGTTTCTGCTGAAGCTTCCACCCGTGCAGCAGCAATAACCAACCTTGATAGCATCAAGGCTGATCTTGCCGGCGCGACCTTTACCGGTGCTGTCAACGGTACTGACTTGGTTCTTTCCGGTAATCTTACCGTTCAAGGTACCACCACAAGTCTTGAAACCGTTAACTCTCAGGTTAAAGACTCGATCATGCTTCTCAATGACGGAGCAGCAGACAGTGCTAACAACGGAAACGATGTTGGGCTTATCATGGAGCGTGGATCCAGCGAAGACAATGTTGCATTGGTATTCGACGAGGGTGAAGACAAATTCGTCTGCTACAAAACCAGCGCATCGGCTACTTCCACTGACATCTCCAGCGATGATTCAAGCGCAGAGCTCGTGGACATCAAAGTCAAGGATGTATTCATCGGAGCCGACAACCTCGGATCACTCGCTGAGTTCACCGCTTCATTGAATGCATAGTACGGCACGCCCCGTATATTGAAACTCTTAAGGGGCTGGAGGCAATTCCTTCAGCCCCTTTTTTTACTCTAATGAAAACAGTACTCCTGTCGGCATTCTTAATACTACTATCACCATCCTGTAGTTTAAAAAAGCTTTACCCTGTTGCAGGTGCAACTGTAGGCGGTGGAGTAGGGGCTTTGGTCGGCGGTCCTGGGGGTGCAGCCCTTGGAGCATTTGCGGGGACTGCAAGTGGGGAAGTTTTAAAGTCAGAGGAAGAAGTAAGGGAGGCTGTTGCAAAAGTAGAAGCTTTAACTACCGGGGATGTGGAAAAGATGGTAGAACTTGGTCTAAATGAGCACAAGGGGTGGTTCCAGAAGACGATCGATGGTATTTATGATGTACTGATGCTCGGTGCTTTAGCCTCTGTTATGTACTTCATCTTTCAATTTTGGTACGGCAGACATTTCGTAAATAAAAAACTTAAAACAGATAATTTAAAATGAGTGATACGCCTATGATTATTGGATTTGGGGGGACTGTAGCGACTGTTTCTTTGGGGCAGTGGAGTGACATCATTGCAATCGTTTGCGGTATAGCAACGACTGCCTATATGATCGCTAAACTTATTCAAACACTTAAGAAAAAAGACTAATGGCTAAAGAATTTAAACCCTGCGAAAACTGCGACCCTGCTCGTAAAAATCTTTGTGCTAAATTTGGAACTTGCTTAGGCGAGGACAAAGCTAAAAAAGGCGATAAGAAACCTGTTCGTAAAGGCACTTACGGGTAATTTTATTTCTTCCAACCGGTTACATCACCGTAACCGATTGTATATCTTCGCGTTATGGAAACATCAATCGCGGAGGTTGAATCCCCGCAAGAAACAGGACAGGAACAGTTCAGCATTGAGAATGCGTCAACCGACGATCTTCGCAATGCTTTAGGTATAACGCAGGAGCCAGTAACTGAGCAGCCACAGACCGAGGATCAAATCCCGGAGCCAACGGCCGAAGATCAGGTACAGGAGCCAGTAGCCGAAGCCGAAGCCGAAGGTCAAGAGCCGGAGGAAACAGAGGACGAAAAGCTCGGAAAGCGGAGGATAAGACCTCGAAACGAGCTGGATCAGCAAGTCATCGATCTCTACAGATCGGAAGGATTTAGCGGATCATTCGCCGATGCATCTCGTGTAATATACGGACAAGAAACTGCTCCCACCCCTAATTCAAATCAAAATTTAACGGCCACACAGGATGAAGTCGAGGCGAACGAGCCCGACCCAATCGCAGGCATAGATCAACAGGCTGACGACATTCGCGCTACCATTCTTGAGCTTGAAGGAAAAGTTGAGAAAGCAGCGGAAGATCTTGAAACCACTGAAGCACTTAGGCTTCAGCGGGATATAATGAAACAAGAGCTTCAACTGCAAAACTTAACTCTCCGTAAACAGCAGATGGAGCAGGAAAGAGAGCAGCAGGTTTATCAAACCCATCGCAGCAAAGCGATGGAAAGCCGAGACAGAGTTTACGATCGTTATCCCGCTCTATCCGACAAGCAGTCAGTTTATCGGAAACAGTTTGATGATTATGTCGCGAACGCTCAATCGGACCCCGACTACGCAGCAGTTTTCAATTCGCCAAAATGGCCTGAATTACTCGCCAACGAATTTGCATCTTTAGTGCCCGCTCCGCAGGAAGCACAACAGCCACAGGCCGTTGCTCCTCAGCCGCAGGCTCCACAGATGGGAACTCAGGCAAAGGTCTTGACGACGGGAACTGCAGCACAACCTGTAAACACTCCCGTGACTCGCGAAGGTTTACTCCAGCAGGTTCCGACTATGAGCAATGAAGATTTATACGCATTGCTCGGGAATCCTGGCGGAGCCCAGCCTTTAAGATAAGCGGGGAAATCTAAAACCCTATAATTACTTAATACAATGGCTGAAAAAACAATACCAGCAAACCCTAATCCGATTGCAGCAGCACAAGCCGCCGGCAATGTGGATCTCGTATCTAACACAACTTCCTATCAAGGTCTCCTTGATGGCCCTAATTCCGACTTGCGCTCACGCCTTTGGTCCGAGCTCGTTTCTCGCGATGCTCGCGAAAAAAACGTATTCGCCAAGTTCATCGGCGGAGAAGGAAGCGGTAAACCAATCACTGAAAAACGCGATCTTAGCGCAGGCGGATCAGACAAAGTAACATTCACTACTGTTGCTCCAATTCGTGGACAAGGCGTCCGTGGGGAAGCTATCCTCAAGAACGCTACTGACACCCTCGATTTCGGAACTTTCAGTATCGAAGTTGACCTTGTCCGTCACGCTGTCTCCTGGACCCAAGTCCTTAAGCTTATGCGCTTCACCGGTAAAACCATCGACCAGCTTTCTGCTGAGGTTATGTCCGAGTGGATGTCACGCACCGAGCAGGACCAAATCCAATACTCCCTTCGTCAAATCTGCTTGAACACCGGATCAAACTTGATCAGCGGATACGGAACCGGCGCAAACGGCGACCTTAAATATGTTGATGGTCTTTCCACCGACATCATCCAGGAAGCAAAACAAGCTCTTATCGCTAACGGCGGCGAGCCTATGAGCACCGGTGGAGACATCAACCAAGAAATTCCTGGTTACTTGTTCTTCGCTCCTGACGCTTGCTTACGCCCTCTCCGTTCTGACCCCGACTACTTAGAAGCAATCACTCAAGCTGACGCTAGAAGTGACAACAATAAGTTGTACAACGGTTCATACGCTAAATGGGACAACAACATCATCGCTAACCATAACGTTCTTATCGACACCGCTCGTGGACGCCAAGGTTCTCCTCTTCTTCCTACTTTCTACGCTTTCTCAGCAGTTGCTGACGCTACAGCAGGAATTGGCGGAACCGACGGAGATTATGTTGCTAACTTCCGCGGAGCATTCATCGACATCCCTGGTGGTGGAGGCGTAGACCTTCAAGAAGAAGTCGGTGCTACCTACCATGTCCTTGGTATTGACACCGACGGAAGCGTAGCTCTCTACAGCTATACTTCTGTTAATGTTGCTGCTGATTTCGGAACTGTTGCTTTAACCCGTGTTGACAACGCTGCTGCCGGTAACGCGAATGATGTATTCGCTGACGGTACCACCGTTAAAGCCGGTAACGCATTCTCCGCTGGCGCATTGTTCGTACAAGCCAACGCTCTTGGTACTCCTGTCGGATACGCATTAGCGATGGGTAAAGACGCGATGTACTACGCAAAAGGAAAAATCTACGGTGAGCAAATCT